ACTGCAGCAATGCAACCTGAGTTTGAGGATGAGGAAGCAATTGATCCATTTGATTTCTGGCAAGGTGCTAACTTCAAATTGAAGGCAAAGAACGTTGCTGGTTATAGAAACTACGACTCTTCTGAGTTTGCTGCTGTAAGTCCTCTCTTGAAGGATAGTGATGATGATGCACTAGAAGCACTCTGGAAGAAAGAGTACTCTCTTGCAGAACTTGTTGCAACAGATCAGTTCAAGTCTTATGATGAACTTAAGACTCGTCTAAGTTATGTTCTTGGTAACAAGAAAGTTACTCAAGATGCAGAGACTGTTGATGAGGATAGTGATAGAGGTGAAGCAGAACAGTTAGTAACTGCTGCAACTGCAACTACTCCATCCAGTACAGATGATGATGAAGCACTTTCGTATTTTGCGAAACTCGCTGCTGAATAACACAAAAAAGGGGGTCTCACGACCCCTTTTTTTATGAATCAATAACGTTAGTATTTTCTGTTTTAATTAAGTTATCATTTAAATATTCTGTTGATGTATCATATATCATAATATCTCTAAAGTCATTTAGGAATTGTTGTAAATATTCAGATTTAAGTAAATATATAGATGATTTTTTATCATTTAAACGTGTTTCGTATATGTAATTTGATATTCCTATTCTAACATCAGTTCCACTTTTTGTTCTATTTTCACTGATAGGTTCTTCATTTGCATTTAAACCTGTAATTTCAGAATATGATAGTGTAAAGTCGGAATCTACAACTTTACCAGCAGGTAAAATTAAATGACCTTTATTATCTTTAATTTCTTTTGTTTCATAGAAACGAGTAGAATTTAAATCATTACCATATTTGTCATATGCATAGTTATATAAGTTTCTATTTGATAATGGCCAATCATTTCTAACATTTATTATTCCACTGGTATTCTCAGGACCATTTGCACACATTAAAACAATCCAATCTAATTCATCACTACCATAGTAATCTTCTGCTACATTTTCTGGTCGATATCCCTCAGGTATTTCATATTTTGTGAATAGAGTAAAAACACTTTGTAGATCATCTCTTAACTTTGCTCTACGAAATAAATTCTTTACTTCAATATAATCCAAAGAAGAATTTTTGGATGGTAAGAATGATTGATATAATAAATTTGGAAGTTCTCTAAAATATCCCATGTTTAGTACCCTACTGTGCTATCTGAATCATAACCTCTTTCATCAAAGTAATCATTATCATAAATTGGTTCAAGTTCTTTAAATGTTAAATCCATGGTCATAGATATTGGTTCTTTATTTTCATAGGTTGCATAAACACCTTCTGCAGTATAATTAACTGATATATCAGTTAAGAAGCATTGTTTAAATTTGTGTAAGAATGGGTGATTTCTAAATCCACTCTTATATCTTAATTCAAATACGTTTGGAGTATTTAGAAATAAATTTGCACCAGAACCAGTTACTTTGGGTGCCATATTCATTTTGAAAGTTCTTATAATTAACTTACATTGTTCTGCTTCCTTTTCACTTCTAGGAGTCATTTTGAATGAGAATCTAAAATTTCTTAATGTGGGACCATTAAACAATAGTTCCATATTAGGATTTAATACTTGTCCTTGTTCTCTTGCTAATAATTGATTAACTGTTACGTTACCACCAAATACACCAACTGCACTTGCTGCTAATTTTTTAGTAATTAATGATTTGGCAGCATCTACACTTACACCAGAACTTGCTAAGGCATTTTTTAATGAATCTCCACCAGCAGTTATTGCACCTTCAACATCACCTTTACCTATTGCTGTACCTACATTTTTCATCATATCTGCTGTTCCACCAACAGCAGCACCAACAAGACTGTTTAATTTATCTTCACCATAAGCAGCAGAGTTACCATCTTGAATTTGGGATGGTATTTGTAATAGTACAGTTCCTTGATTAACTAATGATTGAGTTGCTGTAAAACCACGAACTGGTGATCTTCCAGAAAGTTTTCTACTACCAACAGAACCGACTATTCCACCAGATTCACTTGCCTTTTTTACTGGAACGTATTTTGTAATATCAATTTGTAGATAATCAGTGGAGTCCGTCATTGCTTCTAACGGATATCTTAATAAACCACCTCTATCTCTTATATTAGATTGTTTATGTGCTTCTGTTGAACCACTATCATTTTTACCAAATTGAGATGATGTTATATTACCTGAAAGTTTCTTTTTATCAACTCCACTATCTACTTGTAATTGTCTATTCTCTGCTGCATCTTCTCTCCAAGTTTTACTAGTATTACTAACACCTAATTTTTTAGCACGATCTTCAATTGCTTTTTTTCTATCCTTTATTACTTTTGTTGTTTTATATTTCTTTTGTGCTTCTGTAGCTTTTTTTGTAGTAAATCCATCACTACCTTTACTATCAAATAATTTCCCACCTAACATTTTATCGACCTTATATATTAATTTTAACTATTTAGACGTATTTTTGCATAAGGAATAGAACGTAAAGATTGCATCTCTTCCGAATTGACTATATGTAGGTTTCCTACCATCTCTTGCCATGTATATTGTCTAACATTTCCCCAATGAAAATTCAATCCTTTGAATCCCCAATTAAACACATCTGTAACTGCAACTAGAGGAAATTCATCATATTGAATACCTGATGTTTTTGGTTGATATACAAAGGTATAATAGTTTCCTGCTTCAGGAACTCCTTCTGCTTCGGGTAGTGCTTCTAGTATTTCTAGCATTAAATCATCAGGACTTTCAATTCCTAACATATTTTGTTTTATACTTGAAATTCTATCCATTACTTGATACCTAGTTCGTTCTCTGTTAATACTTTAAATTCTAATTTACGATCCTTACAATATTCTGTTGCTGCTTCCCATTTTGCTTGGTTCTTTGCATATTCACATACCTCACGAATGTATGATTTAGTTTTTCTTTTTTGAACTTTTGGTTCTATACATTGTTTCTTTGGTTTGATTTCAATTACATATTTTTTAATTTGTCCATTACTTTCTCGTACCTTAATATAGAAGTCTGGAAAGTATCTATGAGCACGATTATCTATGGGAGATATATAACGAATAAAAAATTCTTCACTTCCCCACTCTAAAATATTCTGATTACTATCACAATATTTCATAAATTTAAGTTCCCATAAAGAACGGTATATTATATTGGTATAATCACCTCTATACTTCTTAGGAATGCTTGGTCTGAATTTTCCTTTATAAGCCATCTAAATAGAAATAATATAAGACTCGTAAGGTATTTAGAGTGGCAAAGGGTATAGTACAAAGAATAACGATGTCAGAAGTCAAGGAGAAACTTGGCAAGCTGTCGTTAACAAATCAATATCAAGTTCATTTTTCAAATCTTAATCAGACGGTAATGAATTATCTTCAAAGACTTGGAATTGATAATGCTAGAAATTACTTATCTAGAGATTTGGGGATTCTTTGCTCTGATGCATCATTACCTGCTAGTGCATTTGCAACTGGTGAAGTAAAGGATAATTTTATGGGTGTTCCTCAGGAATTTGCCCATACTCGTTTATATACTGATATTGATTTTACTTTTTATGTGGATGAGGACTATACATCTCTAAGTATTTTTGAAGGATGGATGGATTATATTTCTAGTGGTGCAGATGTTGATCCTGATCAAAAGGCATTTTATAGAAGATTTAAATATCCAGATGATTATAAATGCAATACAATGACAATTACTAAATTTGAAAAGAACATTGAAAGAACTTTAATGTATGAATTTAAGAATGCTTTTCCTAAATCAATTACATCTCTACCTGTTACATATGGAACAGCAGATTTAATGAAAGTTACAGTTAGTTTTAATTATGATAGATACACTGTAACAAGAAGTTAAAATTACCCCTATAAATAAATTTACTGAAGTGTGAAAACATTATGCCATTACCAAAGATTAATACTCCAACTTATGAGTTAGTTATTCCTTCTACTGGAAAAAAAATTAAATATCGTCCTTTTCTTGTAAGAGAAGAAAAAATACTTATTCTTGCATTAGAAACGGAAGATACTGGACAAATAGCAAATGCTGTTGTTGAAATATTAAATGAGTGTATTCTTACAAAGGGAGTTGATGTTACTAAACTTGCTACTTTTGATATTGAATACTTATTCTTAAATGTTCGATCAAAGTCAGTTGGTGAGACTGTTGAAGTTAATTTGACTTGTCCAGATGATGATAAAACATCTGTTGAAATGGAAATTAATATTGATGCCATTAAAGTTCAAAAGACCAGAGGGCATAAGAATATTATTAAACTTGACGATCAATATTCTATGAAACTTAAGTATCCATCATTTGATCAGTTTATTGAAAGTAATTTTGATACTGGTAATGATACTAGTGATGTTGATAAATCATTGAATATGATTACTAATTGTATTGAGATGATTTATGATGAAGAAGAGAGTTGGGATGCTTCTGATTCAACTAAAAAAGAATTAGAAGATTTTATAGAGCAATTGAATAGTAAACAGTTTAAAACTATTGAAAAATTCTTTGAGACAATGCCTAAACTTTCACATAAAGTTAAGGTAACAAATCCAACTACTGAGGTCGAATCTGAAGTTGTATTGGAGGGACTAGCAAGTTTTTTCACCTAAGTATGGCTCATACAAGTCTTGAGTCATACTATAAAGTTAACTTTGCCTTGATGCAACACCATAAATACTCATTAACAGAGATAGAAAATATGATGCCTTGGGAAAAGGAAGTTTATGTTACTTTATTAAAACAGTATATCGACGAAGAGAATCTGAAACAAAGTGCCGACAATTAATCCAGAAGTATTACCTTCTAACGTAAAACTAAATGTCACTAACATGAAAACCATCTTTGGTGGTGGTGGAAAAGGTGGTGCGATTGTTCCGAAGAAAGGTGGTGCTATTGCTCGTAGTGGTGGTGCTCTTAGTACTGAAAAAGTATTTCAATTAAATGATTTTGATCCTTTAGAAAAAAGGGTTGCTGCGAATGAAAAGAAGATTACTCTTTTGAAGAATGTTTTAAAGGCACAAAAACCTTTTGGTGGTAATGAAGATAAGTTAGCAGAAATAAATTCTACTCTTCAAGATATTGGAAATGCATTATCATTAGATTTTGCTAATAGAATTACTGAGGGGAAGGAAGCAAATAAATTAAGAAAAAAGGAAAACGAAGAAAGAAAAAAGAATCTTGCTGAGAAAAGTTTAGAAGGAATAAAGGGTGTAGGTAAAGGTTTAGGTGCAGGTATCAAGGGAGTAGCATCTAGTGTTGTTTCTCCATTTAAAAATGTTTTTGATAAGTTAATTAGTTTTGTTACGTTATTAGGTGCTGGTATTGCTGGTAATGCTGCTGTTACTTTCTGGCAGAATTTAGATCCAAAATGGAAAGATAGAATAACTGGTACATTTAATTTTCTAGCAAAACATTGGAAATGGATTGCTGCTGGAGTTGGTGTATTTCTTTTAACAAAAGTTATAAAGAAAGTAAGACAACTGTGGAAAGTAATAAAATTTGTAAGTAAGGGATTTTTTAAAGTTTTAAATGGACTTAGAAAAGGTGCTGTTGCAGCATTTAAAGGAATAAAATCAATATTTAAACATGGTGCAAAAAGAGCTGGAAAACGTGCATTAATTAAAACTGGAATGAAAACCTCTACGAAAGTAGCATCTAAGGTTACCAGTAAGGTTGCAACAAAAACAGCAACTAAGGTTGCGACAAAAGCAACAACAAAAGCAATAGGAAAGAGTGTTCTTAAAAAGATTCCTTTTATTGGATTAGGTGCAGGATTACTATTTGCTGGACAAAGAGCACTGGCAGGTGATTTTACTGGTGCTGGTTTGGAGTTAGCATCTGGTGCAGCATCAATGGTACCTGGTGTTGGAACTGGTTTATCAATAGCAATTGATGCAGGAACTGTTGCAAGAGATATTCATCGAGCAAAAAATGCAAATGAAGTTCCAGATTTGACAGTTGATGAAACAAAGGTAGTGGTAGAAGATTTGCCACCTGTTAAAGTTAAACCACCAGAAAAGAAAGTTCCAGCACCAGAATCAACAGAAGTTGCTTATATTAGTTCTATCAATCCTTTTAATGAATATATGATGTTAACACCAGCATTACATGGGATAGTATAATATTATGGCAACTGTTAAACTCCAAGATAGGGAAATCAAAAAACTTAAGATAACTGTAACCAATATCAAAAGTGTTTTGCTTGAAAAGAATAAAGAATTGAAGCAAGTTAAATTGTCTAAAAAACGATTAGCTAATGCTGCTTTACAATTAGAAAGAAAAGAAGCAAAGGAAAAGAGTGTAGAAGCAGTCAAAAAATCTTCACCACTTACTAGTTTTTCTAAAAAAGCAGGTGCTGCGACTGGTAATATAATTGATAAGATATTGTCTTTTGGATCAATTATTTTAGGTGGAATTCTTGTTAATGCATTGCCTGGATTTATCAAAAAGTTTAATGAGATATGGGAGAGTATTAAACCTTTTATTGATGGTGTTGGTTCTGCTATAAAAAATATTGCTAATTTCTTTGGAGGTATTACTGAATCGGTAAAGAACTTCTTTGGAATTACAGATAAAACAAAAACGGATGATCTTGCAAAGGGACAGAAAGAATTAGAAGGTGAACTTAAAGGATTAGAGAAAGAATCTGATATTGATGTTAATAGTCTTAGTATTGAGGATGAGTCAGTTGAAGTTGATGATGAAGGTAATGTGATTGGTGGTGAAGATGTTATGAGTGATACTGATATTCCAGCAGAAGAAACTAGTGATACTACTCAAAGTGAATCTGATTCTACCGCAGATATATCTAAGATGATTGATTCTGTTCCTTCAAAAGGAGGAGGTGTAAAACCAAATCAAGCTCAGTTTAAACGTATAAATAACAATCAGGATTTAGTTAAATTAAATCAAAGAACTTCTACGGGACCTAAGACTGTGATTGTGCAGAGACAAGTTGTTGAAGTACCAGTACCAGTATAGGAGGATATAAATGTCAGGAAGTGCATCAAGAGCATCTAAGTATGCTAAAATGGTTATCAATAAGGATGGTAAAACTGCTAATATTGCAGGAAAAACTACATCTTTTGATTTTTATGAGAGTGTATATTCACCTGAAATAACTGCTACTTTGGTATTTTTAGATAGTGGTGATTCTATTGAGGCAGGTAAGGAGCAAGATACACAAGGTAGAAAAGGAAGTATTAAGAATTCATTACCTATTACTGGATATGAAGATCTCGAAGTAAAAATAGAATCTAAATCTGGAACTTTAAATTTTACAAAGAATCCATTAAAGATTAATAGTGCTCCAGTTGTATCTCAGGAATCAAATCGTCAGTCTGTTGTTCTAAGTCTTAAATCAAATCCTGCTATTGATAATTATGATATTAAAGACCCATGTAAAAAGTATAAAGGTAGGATTAGCAATACTGTTGAACAGATATTGAAAGATTTAAATGTCAAAAAATATACAATAGATGGTACAAGTAATAGTTATGATTTTATCTCAAAAGGAAAGGGTGGATTGGATTTGATAAATGATTTATGTAGAAGATCTATTCCTGAAAAAGGTGATCCTGGATTTTTCTTCTATGAAACTCAAGATGGACTCAATTTTAAAGCAATAGATAATTTAATTTCGGAAGAACCAGTAGAAACATATACATATTCTGGTGCAATGCAAGGTAAAGAAAATGATTTTAAAATTGTATTACCACCTAACATAGTTAAAGATCAAGATGTATCAAAAACATTAGAGTCTGGAACTTATAGTAGTCGTAATGTATTTTTTAATCCTTTAACCTTTGAAACTAAAGAAGATATTTATAAATTAAATCCTGAAAAAACCTTAGGTAAAAAAGAAGTACCGTTTAAAGATAAAGTTGATAATTATAGTAAGACTAATTATCATATTTTGGATATTGGTAGTTTAGATCCTACTAATACAACTCCAAATAATGATCCAAGAGAGTGGCAAGCAAAATCTCCTATGAGATATAACCTTTTACATTCTCAGATAATGGAAATACAAGTCCCTTGCAATTTAAAATTAAGAGCAGGAAATATTATCAAAGTTGAGTTTGAACGTCAGGGTGATAAAGCAATGGGTGGTGTAGACCAACAACAAAGTGGTAAATACTTAATATTACATCTTTGTCATCATTTTGATCCCCAAAGATCATTTACATCTATGACTCTTGCTCGTGATAGTTATGGATTACATACTGGTAAATAATAGATATGGAAAGTAAAGTAGATTTAGACAATCAATCATTTTTTGGAAAGGGTGTAGAATTCTGGTTAGGAATGATTGTAAAATTTGATAAACAGAAAAGTCAAACAGCTGGTATGGGATGGGGATGGAGATATAAAGTTCGTATTATAGGTGATTATTCAAATTCAGATAGTGTTGATGATAAAGATGTTCATACAGCACTTGCATTAATTCCGACAACTGGTGGAACAGGTGGTGCTGGTAAGAAAGGTACTGTTAAATTAACACAAGGAGATGTTGTTTTTGGTGCATTTTTATCACCTAATAATAATTTTCCAGTAATTCTTGGTGCTTTGGGTAGAACAAAAGAATCTGCTGAAAAAGCAAAGGAGAATGATAATAGTAAACTTGCACCTAAATCTGGATTTACTCCAGAACAAAAAGCAGGATTAACGGGAACTCAAGAATATACAGGACAGGATCAAATAGTTACTCCTCGAATTAGAGAAGGTACAGAGAAAGGTAATGGAAAAACAAAATCAACTCCTACTGAAAAATTATCAGATGTTAAAGGTGGAAATGATCCCAATGAAAATGCTGTTGATGCAGCATATCAACCAAGATTAAATACTGCAAAAGCTGGAAAAGATTCATATGAACAACCAGTAGTAGATGATCCAACACAAACTATAAGTCCGAATGTACCAAATGATGCAGCTGTCTTAAATGCTAGGTATAATGCCCAAACTAATAAGGATATAGAGAAACTTGAAAGGCAAAAGAATAGACGAAGTACTAGTGAGGAAGAAAAGATAAGACTTCAAGAGTCAATAAATACTTTGAAAAAAGATCAAATAAAAGTTAATAATGATTTTAAGGGTTCACAAAGTATTGTAGAATATCCAATAACTTCAAGTGAAAAGTCTGAGGTAATAAACAAAATTAATAAAAAAAATAATATAAACAATGCTAAAGAAGTTTTAGATGGTTCTGCACCTGCTGATGATAAAGAAGTTTTACAACTTCAGTATGATTATGCAAAAGAAGTTGAAAATGTACAAATTAAGAAAGCAACCAAGGAAACATTTGGTTCTAGTTTAGCAACTAATCAAGCTGAATTAGATGATGTTTATAATAAAAATGCGGATGCCGATATCGAAAAGTTAAAATTCAAATTAAGAAGAAGAAATTTGAGTGATGAACAAAGAGAAAGCATACAAACTTCAATAGATACAATAGAAGCAGATAGAAAAGAATATAATAGTGAATCACTTAATATGTTTTAATTATTCATGATAAATAATAAAAGGAGGAATTACATACTATGACATCATCATATGATCAAGGTAATCTTGATGCCAAATCCACATATAATACTGGCGGTGTAAATCAGGATGCTGATAATATTGATAAGCTTGCAGCAGAAGGTGGAACAGGTGGAAGTAAAAAATTTAGTTCAGCTGAACTTAAAAAGTTATTAGATGAAGGTAGTACCACAGATCTTAATTCTACTATTAGTCAAGCTCTTACTGATCAAACTATAAATGGTACTGTTGTTAGTAATAAGGTAGAATACAGACAAGATGATAAGGGCAATGTTTATGAAGATATTGATGGTGGTGCTCTTCAGGGTGGAACAACAACTGTAAAAATAAATGCTACTGTTGAAGAGGGTGGTGTAAATGGAAATGAAGTAAATGAAAAACCATTTATTCCTGCTGTGCCAACAGAATTTCCTTCCTTTCAACAGATCAAATCTTTTGAGAATCTTATAAAGGACAATCCTCCTGGTGAAAAATGGCAGGGTGCAATTAAGAATATTAAGACTCAATATCCAGATCAATTTAAAGATATAACTTCATTTGATTCGAGTCAAGTAGAAAATTTATCTAAGGATGCTTTTAAACAATTTCAAAAAAGAGCTGAAGAATATAAAAAAATAGATTTTCCAGATGTAGATCCAGTATCTTTAACTTCTGGTATGGCAGTTCTTACAGCAAATCCAGATAAAAATAATTTCTTTGCAGAAACCCAAACTCAATTGGGTAACTTTATGGATATAGCAAGTAAAGCAAGTAATTTTAGTCTTGATCTTCCTGGTGAGATAAAAAGTGTAGCGAATATGATTAGTAGTTCGTCTCAAACGTTTATTGGACAAATTGGAAATTCACTTACTGATGGATTAATAGATTATGCTAAAGGTGGATTGGATGGTATTGCTTCAAGTGTATTCGCACAAAATCTTCCATTTAACAAAGCATTATCGAAAATTACTTCTTTGCAAACAAGCATGGTTGGACCTATCCAAGGCATGTTAGGTTCAACAAATTGCTTAGTAAATAAAGTGTCTGGTGCTTTATCTGGTTCTATTGAAGATATGTTGACAGGTATGGTAAAGAATGTATTAAATGCTGGTACTTGTGCTGTTCAACAAATGGTAGGTGCTATAACCAATAAAATTACAGGAATGATTGATTCTATCGTTTCTCCAGCAACAAATGCAGTATCAGGATTACTTGAGAAATTTGGAGTAAAGGCTTTTAATGTAAAAAGTTTTATTGGTAAGGGAATGAATATAATGGGTAAAGTAAAAGATTTATTTAGTTGTGGTGGTAAAGCATCAAAACCTGTTGATACTGATAAATTTGTTATTGATAAATTAGATGCAAAACCAATGGGTAGTAATGAGCAACAAAATTTTATTGATAAAGCATTTAAATCTGCAAATGAAGTTGGTGGTCAAATTGAAAATGCTAAAAACAATATTTTAAAAGGTCTTCCTTCTGGTTTAAATAAGTTTGAAGAAGCATATGGTAAGTTTTCAATATTTGGTTCTAAAGTAAGTGAGGCAGGAGATACTGTAGGAACTGATTGTTATACTGGAAATATATTTAAATGTGGAGCACCTAAGGTTGAGATATTTGGTGGTAATGGTATTGGTGGAGCAGGAAAAGTTTTATTTGGAAACTTTATAGATAAACTTGACCCTGATGATATTTTTGGAGATGTGAAGAGAACTGCTAGTATTGTTGGTGTTGAAATAACTGATCCTGGTGAAGGATATAGTGAAGAACCTCTTATATCTTTTACTGATAGTTGTGATCAGGGAGTTGGTGCTTTTGGTAAAGCAATTGTTGATAAAAATATAAATTCTCCTACTTTTGGTCAAATAACTAATGTTGTAGTATTAAGTGAGGGTGAAAATTATCCTGTTGATATTCCAGGAGAAGTTGATGAAGTTTATATTGAAAAAATTATAATAGAAAATCCTGGTGCTGGATATCAGAATGCAAGTATATCTGATGAGTGTATAAAACTTAATGTTGTTGACGGACAATGTGTTAGTTGTGATGTTATTTGTCAAAAACCATATACAACATTACCCGAAATAGAAGAATTGATTGAAAATCCTGGATATGGTGCTATTTTTAGAGTAATTATGACATTGAACAAACCAATTGTACCTGATCAAACACTTGAAGTTGTTGATTGTGTTGGTGACTTCCCTACTGGAGGAGATAGTTAATATGAGTCAAGAGAATTATACTCAGGAAATATTTAATCAACAGTTAATTGTTGAAGCTTCTGGTCATATGGTTGGATTGCCAGGAAAAGTGGCATATTCTTTATTATCTCAAACTAAAGACGGTGTAAAATATAATCAAACTCTTTCTGAGGGTAGTGGTTTATCAAGAGTTTATGCTGAAAAAACACTACAAGTAGAGTGTGGATTTAAAAATAAGGAAAATGAGCATAGTTATAAATTAATTGTACATAAAGGTAACTGTGATTTTAATGCAGATAAAGGAAAATTATTACAAAAGGCAAAACAAATTACATTACAAGCAGCAGAAGAAATAGTATTACAAGCACCTAAAATTCGTATAGGTTATGATCAACCAGGATCTACTGATGAGGTTTTAATTTATGGTAGTAAGGTTCATGTTGATGAGAAAGGTCTTAAAAGTGGAAACATAGCAGATTTGCTTAAAAAATCTAGTATGTTTAAGGCTTTTTCTTCTAGTATGATTGCTGGTGGTGGAATGCTTGGTGGTGGAGGACTTGGTGGACTTGGTGGAGCAATTGGTGGACTTGGTGGTGGAAATTTAAGTCTTGGTACTCTAGCTCAAACTGCTGCTACTGCCTATGGTGGTCCTGTTGCAGGTGCTGTTGCTGGACAATTACTTAGTGGTGAGGGTTTAGATGCTGGTTCTCTTGCTGGAAGTGTTGCTACTGCTTATGGTGGTCCTGTTGCAGGTGCAGCTGTAGAATCAGCAGTTAATCAATCGCAAAGTTAGGAGGATAATATGGCTGGAATAGGTAATCAAAACGCACACACTGGAGATTCTGTATTTGAGAATGTTTATGTTTATGGAAAGTTATATTATGATTTTAGTGGTGATGATTTAAAACTTCCTGAAAATTTAACGGTAAAGAATCTAACTGTTTTAGAGAATTCTTGGTTTGGTGGTATTGCTACATTTAAAGATGATGTTTATATTGAAAAATTAGATCTTTTTGACTTATTAGTTCGACATAGATTAGATGTTGGTGTTGGTGGAACTGTATTTACTGGAATTAATACAGGACCATTTCCTGGTAGAGTTGGTGTAGCAAATACAGCACCATTTGAAAGATTCCAAGTTGGTGGTCCAAATACAATTGGCAATTCAGGTGAAACGGATGATAGAGCTGTTGTAATTACTGGATTAGGTACAGTTGGTATCGGAACTACTGCTCCTGCTAATTTTGTTGGTATGAACACTGGATTTACTGGTGAAGTAAAACTTGATGTATTAGGACCTATGAGATTGGATGGTCATTTATATGACGCTGGTGGATCTCCTGGTGTTGATGGATATTATTTGAATATGGATAATGATGGTGTCCGATGGATTCAGGCATCACCAGTTGAACAACTTGGTATTCTAGTTCAAGATGAAGGAGTTTATATACCAAATCCTGGAACGGCACAAACATTCTCTGTAATGAATTATGTGCAACTTAATAGTTTAGGTCTTGGTACTGATACTATAATTCCTATACCAGATCCAGATAATCCTACAATGATTGCTAGGATACAATCTCAGGATTTATGGGGATTCACAACAGCTGGTGATGTTAATAGTCCAATCTATAGGATGACTAATGTTGGTATCAAAAATAATAGTCCAGCAGTAGAATTAGATGTAACAGGAGAACTTCATGTTACTGGTAATGTTGATTTTGATTCACAATTAAATGTTGATGGAGCTACGTTTCTTAATGATATTCTTGATGTAGATGGAAAAACAGATCTTCGTAATGATTTAGAAGTTCATCAAAACACTTTATTAAGTGGTACATTAGATGTTACTGGTGTTGCTAGATTTAATAATGTTGCTGATGCATCAAGTTCTACACAAGGTGGTTCAGTAACAATAGATGGTGGTACTGCAATTGCTAAAAAACTTTATGTTGGATCAGAATTACATGTAACTGGTGGTGCATATCTTGATAGTACACTAGATGTGGATGGACTTACAACATTTAATGATACTACGGATGCATCTACTATAACAAATGCTTCTGTACAAATGGATGGTGGTGTTGGTATAGTTAAAAAATTAATTGTTGGTGGACAAACTAAATTACAGGCAAATATAACATCAACTGATAAAAATACTGGTGCTCTTGTAGTAGAATCTGGTGGTGTTGGTATTGAGGAGAATTTAAATGTTGGTGGTGTTGCAAAAATAGGTTCTAATCAATCATCAACTAGTAAAGATACTGGTGCTCTTATAGTAGAATCTGGTGGTGTTGGTGTTGAAGAAAATGTAAATGTTGGCGGTAACGTACGAATAGGTGTTAATGAATCATCAACTAGTAAAGATACTGGTGCTCTTGTAGTAGAATTGGGTGGTGTTGGTATTCAGGAGAATTTAAATGTTGGTAATAATACAAGACTTGAAGGAACGTTAGAGTTAGAAAATGCTTTTATTGATAAATTAAATAGTGTTGGTTTTGATGTTAGTAAGTCAAAAAATGATTATAGATTGTCAGCAGTTGGTGCTGGTGTATCATGGAGACCATCTGGTGTTGAGACTGAAAATGCTATCTGGGTTACCGTAGATGGTGATGATACTAATACTGGATTTTTAGAAGGTGATGCAAAGAGAACTGTTGGTGGAGCAGCTGCAATAGCAAAAGAAGGAGATACTATTATTATTCGTTCTGGTAGTTATACTGAAAATAATCCAATTGGACTAAGGACTGATGTTTCTGTATCTGGTGAAGACTTAAGACTTGTAACTATTGTTCCTGAAAATAGAGATAAGGATGTATTTCATGTTAGAAGAGGTTGTTTGATACAAAATCTTAACTTCTCTGGTCCTCCTGATGATGGTCAGGGTGGAGTTTCATATAATCATACTGGTGCAGCAGTTGCTTTCCCTCCATTAGTTGTAGCAGATCAAGCAAATACAGGATATATTGCATTAGGACCAGCAAATGAAGGTGCAACTGGTAGGTGGAAGTCTCCATATGTTAGAAACTGTACTAACTTTATGACAGGTAGTACAGGTATGAGAATTGATGGAAATCATGCTAATGCTGATTTTAGTGGTACTAATAATCTAGGACAAGACTTTAAATCTTTTGTTTGTGATGCATTTACACAATATAATCAGAATGGTATTGGTGTATCAATTACAAACAATGCATATGCTCAGTTAGTTTCTATCTTTACTATTGCGTCTGATATTGCAATTTATTGTGATACTGGTGGACAATGTGATTTAACAAACTCTAACTCATCATTCGGTAATTTTGGACTTTTTGCTGATGGGGTAGGTGCAACAGAATTTACAGGAGAAGTATTTACTTCTGCTCCTGCTGATAGTGATGTTATTGAACTTACTAATCTTACAGATTCTTTGGGTAGATTTAGAAAACCTTTTGACGGTCAAGGATTATTCTTTAAACTTAATTTGGCAAATTATCTTGATACTACGGTTAGTGGTATATTAAATGAACCATTACAATTAATTAGAGGTATTACTGTTGTAAATGGTGGATTACCAGGAGAATATAATTCAGCAGCACCTCCAGTTATTACTGTTCCAAGACCATTAGGTCCAGAATCTATTGGTGCAGAATTTTCTGTAAATGTGAGTGCTGCTGGAACTATTACATCTGTTGATGTTGTTGCAAGTGGTAGAAATTTCCTTCCAAATCAAGATTTTACAGTTAGTGTTAGTGGTGGTGGATCTGCACAATTAGTTGCAGATACTGATCCTATTTTATATACTGTAAGTGTTGCTGGAGAACCATCAAATGTTGGATTAACAACAGTAACATTCGATCAGTTTATTCCTTATGAGATTTTTGCTGGAACTGATATTGAACTTGTAAGATTAAGTAGAATTATCACCAGTTCTCATTCATTTGAATATATTGGTGCTGGTACGGATATAAATAAAGCGAACCCCTTCCAAGGTGGTGAACCTATTACTGCAAATGAAGTTGTTGCTATAAATGGAGGTCAATGTCCATTTACAAGTACGGATCAAAAGGGTAATTTTAGGATTGGTGATGGTTTAACTGTTGATCAGACTACATCTACTATTCGAGGAAGAGACTTTAACCGAGCGATTCAAGCACAATTAACACCATTAATACTAGCGTTGAGATAATATGGCAATAGCACCAGTCAATAAGTTTATATCAATTGCTGTTCCTGTAGCACCAGGATTACAGGAATTGTATGAAGTGCCAACAGGAACTTCTGCTTTGGTATTATATGCTCAGGTTGCAAATGTGGGTGTAGGAACATATCCAACAGTAACATTTGTACAAAGAAGAGAATCTAGAAGCACAGGATTAACAAGAGATATTAGAGTTATAAAAGATGTAGAAATTCCACCTAATGATGGTGTAATTTTAATAGATGGTAGAATGGTTCTAGAAAAGACACCATTAATTGTAGATCGTGTATATATTTCAGCTATACAAAGTGGTGTATCTACAATTGTTGATGTTCAATATACCGAACCAACAGGAGTTTGTACTGTGATGACTGAAGGTAATCATGGTTTTTCTGTTGGTGATCAAGTTACAATGGCTGGAATAGCATTTACTTGTGCTAATAATACCTCAGGTATTACCACAACAATATTTCCAGATCCGCAAGCATCATATATTGTAAATACTGTTGCTGATAGTAAAGTATTTTCTACAAATGTTGGTAGAGCTAATGGTATAATTCATTTTTTCAATGCAGCAAACCATAGATTTATTCGATCTGTAGATAATGCAATTACAATAGTATCAAGTAGTGATAAGTATACACCATCAGATGCGACATATACTCCAAAAAATGGAAAATTAAAATTAAATCTTGTTAATAATAGTTTATTTACATCGTCAACTTCTCATACTCCTAGTGATATAGAGTACAATGCCCATGTGGGAATATTAACAGTTTATACTGCTACTGCCCATGGATTTTCTAGTGGTAATCTTATTAAATTTGATGATTATGCATTAACAGTGAAATGTAGTATGGATGGTAAATCTACAAATCATACTTATCCAAGACCCACTGATCCTATGCACAATAAGTGGCAGTCTATTACTGTAGAAAGCACTACTAAATTTAAGTTAGATGTAGGAGCTTCTCCTACTAAATGGTATAATGCTAGTTTTGCTGAATACGATCCTACTGTTGGAATTACTACTCTTACTGTTGGATCAAATACATTTAGAGGACCATCAAAGCATACTCCAACTAATGCGGCATATAACCCAACTACGGGTGTATTTACTATTACTCTTAATAATCATAGATTTAACAATGGAGATTGGATTAATATTGCTACTGAATCATTAGTAATGAGTTGTAATTATAATGGAGCAAGTGGCACTGCTGCTCAAAAATCATATCCTAGAACAACTGATTCTGCATATGGTAAGTGGATTCGTATTTCTAATGTTACTACAAACACATTTGAGGTACAAGTCTTAAATACTACTCCTTCTACAAATACTAATCCTCATACTTTTGTATCTTGGGCAGATAATGCTATAAGTAGAGCAACTTCAACAGTTAAAATAGCAACAGAATCTCTTAGATTTACTTGTGCTAAAGATAATAATGCTACTAATCATGATTATCCTCGTGCAACTGCTGGTGATGGGTCTCCTGATCCTGCATATAATACTTCAGTTCCTGTTGTGGCAAGAACAGATACAACAGTTGCTTTAGGTATTGGAACGGCAGATTTTTCAGATGTTGGACTTCATACTTTTGTATTACCAACTAAGCAGAAACCAACTGCTGCTACTTATAATGCATCAACTGGTGCAATGACTGTTACTATTGCTAGTCATGGATTTGAACTTGGAGATGCAATTAAGATTGATAACAATAGTATGACTTTTGAATGTAATTATGGTGGGGGTGGTGAAGAGAATTATCCTAGAGCAACTGACCCTGCTGCTGATACTTGGTTACCTATATCAAATGTAACCACAAATACTTTTGATGTTAATGTTGGAGGTGCAGGAGCTGCTGCTTCAAATGCCCATACATTTAAAATAGCAACTGCTGGTATTAGTAGATCTGTTGTTAGAGCAGGTGGTGATTATGATCATGATTTTGTCAGTGCTGTTAACAATAGTATGAAGAGATCAACTGAATCTATTACGATTGATAATAGTTCTTTAATATTTTCTTGTAGTCAAGATGGATTTGGATCTGAACACGCATATCCACGTCCAGGCGATCCTGCATCTGGAGTAAATTTAGGAATTATTGAAGCAGATCCAAATAGTATAACTGTTAATGTTGGAATATCTACTGCTGGTGGACTTGTTGCTCCACTTCAAATGGAATTTCTTGCAAGTATTCTAGAAAATAGTAATGCCTAAGTATTTAAGTGGAAGGGTTAAGAGAACCCCGCAGAATAAATTAACAGACGATAGATATCAATATCTTGATATAGGTCAAGCAGAACCTAATATTGGTGATCCTCCAACTGCTTCTGGAACTCCTGGTATTCCTGCTGGTCAACAATATCAATTAGTATCTGTTCTTTCTCATCCAGGAGAAAGGTATTGGATTCCAATTGGTGGTGGTTTAATACCTGGTGCTATTAGCATATATGAAGAAGGATCATTAGTAAGTGGAGTAAGTAGTATAACCCAACTTAATTTTGTTGGAAACTCTTTAACTGCTGATGCAGCTCCTTATGTAGCAGGTCTTAGTGCAGGTAATATTGCTACAATAACAGCAGCACCTCCTGGTTCTAATACAAGTGTTTTGTTTAAAGAATCGGGAGATTTTGCAACATCTACTGATTTAGTATTTAATACTGCGGTTGGTATTCTTACTGTAGGAAATGGGATTAATATTGGAATTGGTGGAACTATTATAAGTGCAAAAACCTCATCTTCAACTGGTTATCCATTAGTTGGTATAAATGAAGCAAATCCAACACAAGAATTAGATGTTAATGGTGATATTAGAATAAGAGGAACAATATATGATATTAATAATGAACCTGGAGATCAAGGAGAACTTTTATTAAAAGGTCTTAATGGTCTTGAATGGACAAATCAAAATGCTATTACAGCAGGTGCTGGTGGAGATATTGGGCAAGTACAATATCATAATACTGCAGGTCTCGTAGATGGTGCAGATATCTTCTATTATGATGCAGTTAATGATAGAGTTGGTATAGGAAGTACACAACCAGCTCAAGTATTAGATGTATTAGGAGTATCTACTTTTATAGGAGGAGTTACTGTTGATCATTTATATGTTACTGGTATTACTACAGCACTTAATCTAATTAATGCTGATGGTGGTATAAAGGCAAACACAGCACAAGTTACTGATTTAACAGAGGATCGTGTTGTTTATGTTGGACCTAATGGTGAATTAGTTGATAGTAGTAATTTAACGTTTGATGATTATACTTTTGGTGCAAGTGGAATTAATGTTAGTGGATGTACAACTACTAGTCAATTAGAGGCAACAGGAGTTTCAACCTTAGGTAATATACAACTTGATACTAATACTATTGATACTAAATCAGGTAATTTAATTTTAAATTCTGCTGGTGGTACGGTACAAGTAAATGCAAAAATATTTTTAAATAATGTTACACAATCTACCACTAAGAGCACTGGTGCATTAACCATATCTGGTGGTCTTGGTATTATAAAAGATGTTAATGTAGGAGGTGCAGTTTCATTTAAGGGAAACAGTGATCCTACGGGGGTTGCAGTTACTCTTGCGGCTGCTGGTGGTATTACTACTACTGGTGGTGATTTATATGTGGGTGGTGATTTATTCATTAAGGATGATACTGTATTCTCTGATGGAAAATTTGAACAACTTCTTGTAAATCCAGGTATTGCAACATTTAGAGGTGATGTAGAATTTTGGAGTAATGCTGATAGTGATAAAATAGCTTATTGGGACAAATCCGAAGATTCATTAAGATTTAATGATGATGCTAGAATAAAATTAGGAAATTCTGACGACTTACAATTATACCATTCTTCAAACATTAATTATATTATTAATGAGATAAGTGATGGTGAATTAAGAATTGTAAATGGAGTTGGACCTGCAAATATTGCAAAGTTTATTAATGCTTGTTCTGTTGATTTATACTATGATTCTGCTAATTTTCCTCTTCCCAAATTACAAACTTCTGGTATAGGAGTTACTGTTACTGGACAATTAGATGCTGCGACTGCAAATTTAAGTAGTACTCTAACAGTAGGTGGTGCTTCTAATTTAAATGGGGATGTAAATTTAGGTAATGCTCTTACAGATGATATTGTCTTTGGTGGAAAGGTAGATTCTCATATTCTTCCAAATATAAATGAAACATATGATTTAGGTAGTGGTTCTAATAGATGGGATACTGTATATGCTAGAACATTTGATGGATTAGGAACTCTTACAGTTGAAGATTTATATGTAACTGGTATTGCTACCTTTAAAGATGATGTTGAATTCCATGGAACTGGTGGTGTTGATAGTAAAGGTAATGTAGGTATTAAATCTGCTTTCTGGGATAAATCGGAAATGAGATTTAGATATCTCGACAACATTGAAGCAAGTTGGGGTGATACTAGAGAATTACAAATTTATCATTTTGATGATAGTTATATAAAAAATACTAGTGCTACTGGAAATTTATATGTAGATAGTACTAATGAATTTTATATAAGAACAGAAGGTGGTCTTGAAAATGCAATAAAAGCAAAAACAAATGAGGGAGTTGATTTATATTATGATGGTGGTTTAAGATTATCTACTTATGATAAAGGAATTAAATTATCTGCTAATGGTACAGTTGGTGCTGCTGTTAGTATATACGATGGTAATAATAGTAACTATGCTGCGATAAAGTCTCCTAATACATTAACAGCAGATTATACACTTACTCTTCCTCCAGATGATGGTGGACCTGATAATATATTAAAAACTGATGGAAACGGTATTTTAAGTTGGATAGCACAGGGAGATCTTACTGCAAAACCAGGTGGTGAGAATACTGAAGTTCAATATAATGATAATGGTTCCTTTGATGGAATGGAAAGTTTACTTTATAGTAAAACTATTGGTGATATAACTTTTGTTGGTGATACAAAACAAGCAATATGGAATAAGTCTGATGATTCCTTAGAATTTCAAGACAGTGCAAAAGCAAGATTTGGTACTGATGATGATTTGGAAATATATCATAATTCTAGTACTAGTACGTCTCATATAGAGGATACTGCAGGTAATACTCTTTTAATATCGGGTAAAAGTGGAGCTGGTAGTCATAAAATACAAATAAATGCTGAATCTGGTAAACCAAGTATTATTGCAACTGCAAATGCAGAAGTATCTTTATACTATAATAATGGAAAACGTCTTGAAACTACTACCGATGGCATAAGAATTTATGGCGGTCTTCGAGATAAAGATGGGGATTTAGGAACAGCAGGGTATATTTTAAAATCTACTGGAACTGAATTAGATTGGATAAATCCTTCTACTATTGGAGCAGAACCAGGTGGATCTGATACCCAAGTTCAGTATAATAATGATGGTTCCTTTGGTGGAATGGTTAATTTAACTTATATTGATAGTGGAACTAATAGTGGAAATATAAACATTCTTAATAGTCTTGGTGCAACTAAAGTTCAGTGGAAAGCAACAGATGATTATGGTGGTGCTAATGGATTAATTGAGTTTAAAGATGATGTAAAATTAAGATTTGGAAGCAATTCTCAGGATCTTGAAATATATCATCAACAATCTGGTAATGCTAATTATTTTGACAATAATGTAAAATTAAATTTTAGAATTAAGGATGAATTAAACATTCAAACCACTTCTAGTGCAAATGTTATTAAAGCTGTTGAAGGTGGTTCAGTAACCTTATATTATAATTCATTTGATAAATTAGCAACTACTACCGATGGAATAAAAATTACTGGTGGTATTAGAGATAAAGACGATCAATTAGGATCATCAGGTCAAATATTGAGTTCTACTGGATCACAATTAGATTGGATAAATGCAAGTAGTATTGTTGGGGCAGCAGGTGGTGATGATACAGAAATTCAATTTAATAATAATGGTAATCTTGATGGAGCAGATTATTTTAAGTATACTTATAATGGAGCATCTGCTGGTGATGTAACATTTGTTGGTCTATCTGCAGACGTATATTGGTCTCGTCTTAATAGTTCCATGATCATGAAGAATGGTTCAACCTTTACTTTTGGTCAAATAGGTAGTACTAATAATTTCTCAACTAGAATTTATGGTACTGCAAATGGTAATGGATATTGGGATGCATCTCAAGGTGCTGGTAATGTTTACATAAAGGGTTCTAGTCTTAATCCTGATAGTGCTACTCATAAAGTTTACATACAACCTAATGAGTTTAAAGAGAGTATTATTGCAACTGCAAATGCAGAAGTATCATTATGGCATAATAATACAAAACGTCTTGAAACTACGAGTGATGCAATAAGAATTTATGGTGGTATTCGTGATAAAGATGGTCAGATAGGAGATGCGGGTCAAATATTAAGTTCTACTGGAACTGAATTAGATTGGATTGATCAAACTACTGGTCCAGTTGGTCAAGCAGATCAAGTTAAGACAACAAGAAACTCCAATAATGCTACTCATTATTTAACTTTTGTTGATAGTAATAATAACCCTGGTGCATATGAAAGTGTTTATACTGGTGATGGAATAAAGTTTAATCCTAATACTAGTGATCTTAGTGTAGATGGAAGATTATATTTAAATGGTGTTGGTAATAATGCTGCTGGATCTATATGGACTAAAGGTGGACAAGATAAGAAATTTTTCATCTATAATGATAGTACTGAAGGAGAAATTGGATTTGTTGTAGCAAATTCTTCTAATGATCTTAGTGTGGGTATTGTTACATTTAAGAGAACTAATGCATATGGAGATAAATCATATTTTAGATCAGATGTAAGTGTTCCTGTAAATGAAAGTTATAATTTAGGAGATAGTATTACTCAACGTTGGGATAATGTATATGCTAAAACTTATCATGGAGAAGTTTTAAAACTTTATGATTCTGATAAAACTCATAAAATCACTCTTCAAACTCCGGCTACGGCTGATTTAACAGCAGATTATACACTTACCCTCCCTCAAAATGATGGTGCGACTAATGAAGTTCTTACAACGGATGGAAATGGAATTTTAAGTTGGACTGCTAAGGGTAGTGGAGGAACTGGAGGTCTTACTGATATACTTGTTGATTATACTGGTAGAAGTGCACCATGTGATATGCCAATCACAATAAGCACACCATCATCAGGGACAAAGCAAATTAATATTCCTGATAGTAGTAATGCTTTTGGTGCAAAATATGTTCAAACTTCTGAACCTACTGGAAGTAGTGTTTGTGATGGTGATGTGTGGTATGATACTACTCCACCTGCTTCTAGTGGTGATGTAGGTGGAAATGTTCCAGTTGGTGGTATTATAATGTATTCGGGGACTGATACTGAACTTAATGCATTGACAAATTGGAAACTATGTGATGGTACAACTTATGGATCTGTTACAACTCCAAATCTAAAAGATAAGTTTGTTATTGGTGCTGATCAGTATAGTTCTGGATGGAAAACAAACGTTACTGGAAGTCTAACTCCTGATGGTGGTAGTAAAGATGCAGTTGTTGTTCAACATAATCATACCTATGTTACTAAAGGCGGTGCCTATACTGGTGATAGTCATACTGAACAATCCAACACTTGGAGACTTGAGAGCACGGTAAACACAGGAGATAGTGGTGAGAGTGGAACCAATAAGAACCTACCACCATATTATGCACTTGCATATATAATGAGAATATCATAGAATGTTGTTAATAAATAGTTAAAAATATAATTATGGCTCTTAAAGTAAGAAAAAATGGTGCGTGGGTAGATATTGCTGATAATTCTGCAAACACAACTTATACATTACCTACTTTTGGTACTATTAATGGAAGTAGTGGACTAAGACTTACTGGTAGTGATAGTACAACAGATGATGTAAATATTACGGGTGCCAATGGAATTACAGTAGTAGGTAATGCTAGTAATAATACATTAACAATTGATGGTGGAGGAGCAGGAAGTAATACAACATATGATCTTGAAGGTGGTGGAACTGATGGTGGGTCTTTTGGAACTGGTATAGGAAAAGTTATATTAGTACCTAGCACTGGAACTAATGATGAAGTTTCTATAACTGCTGGAAGTAATGTAAAGATTGATAATACTGGTACTGGTGGATTTACTATTTCTGCTGCTTCTGGTAGTGGAGGTTCTAGTACGTTCTTAGGACTTACAGATGTTGATCCTACAACTTATACTGGACAAGCAAATAAACTTGTTAAGGTTAATAGTACTCCTGATGGTCTTGAATTTGTCGATGAAAGAACTTATAGTTTACCATTAACAGGTGCTACTGGGGCAAGTGGTACAGGTGAAGCCACTTGGACATTAACACCTAGTGGTCCTGGTGGAACATCTGATTCTGTTAAAATAAAAGCAGGTGCCAATATTAGTATAGATGCAACTAGTGTAGCGTCAGGAGAGTTTACAATTTCAGCTTCTTCTGGAACTGCTACTATTTCTGATGGTGATTATGGAGATATAACAGTATCAAGTACTGGTTCTCTTTGGAGAATTGATAATGATGTAATAGAAGAAAAACATATTAATGCTGGTGGTACTGCTGCTGCTGATAAAGTTTTAGTATATGATGCAAGTGCTACTGGTAAGTGGAAATGGTCAGATCAAACTGGTACAACTTATAGTCAAGAAGCAGGTGCAAGTGGTGCTAATGTTCAATTAAGATTAAAGAATAATAAAACAAATACTTTTGATGATATTCTTATAACAAAAGGAGCTGGAATAGCATTTGGTTCTGTAACTGCCGATGGATTTACTATTAGTGCCGATACTCAGGATGGTACAACATACACACTACCTACTTTTGGTACTACTAATGCTGCTAGTGGAATTAAATTAACTCCAGATGGTGGTGCTGCATCTGCAACACAGACAATAAACATTACTGGTACTAATGGAATTACAGTAGTAGGTAATGCTAGTAATAATACATTAACAATTGATGGTCAAAATGCAGGAAGTGATACTACTTATAGTCAAGAAGCAGGTGCAGATGGTGCTAATGTTAAATTGAGACTAAAAGATGATACAACAAGCACTTTTGATGATATTCTTCTAACAAAAGGATCTGGAATAACATTTAGTTCTGTAACTGCTGAAGGATTCACAATTTCTGCTGATACTCAGGACGGTACATTATATACTCTCCCTATTTTTGGTAATGCGAATGGAAGTAGTGGAATTGAATTAACTCCAGATGGTGGTACTGCATCTGCATCACAGACAGTAAACATTAATGGTACTAATGGAATTACAGTAATAGGTAGTGGTACTGATACATTAACAATTGATGGTCAAAATGCAGGAAGTAATACAACTTATACATTACCTTTAACAGGAACTTCGAGTAATCCTGCTGGTAGTACTGGTAATGGGGAAGCCATTTGGACTTTGACTGATAATGCAAGTCCTGTTAATGAAGATCCTGTTAAAATAAAAGCAGGTACTAATATATCAATAAGCGTAGATAGTGGCAATTCAGAATTTACTATTAGTGCTTCTTCTGGAACTGCTACTATTGAAGATGGTACTTATGGGGATATTGAAGTTGGAAGTAGTGGTTCTGATTGGCAAATAAGAGCAGATACAGTTGGTATATCTGAATTATCAGCTACAGGAACATCTATTACTACGAAGTTTTTAAGAGGAGATAATACTTGGGCAGCACCAACCAGTGTAACTTATGATTTAACAGCCGAAGATGGGGATAATGGTACCAGTGAAAAAATAAGATTAACTGGTGGTGGTGATGAGGATAACGTAGTTATTGCCGTTACTGGTAGTCTTGCGATATCTCGTTCTTCTAATACAATAACAATTGATGGTTCAGGAGTCGCAGGAAGTAATTATACTATTCCTGTTTATGGTACTGCTAATGGATTAAGTGGAATCAGACTTCTTAAGGGTAGTACTGACCATGATATGGTAAGTATTTTTGGTATGAATGGTATTAGTGTAAGAGGTAATGCTACTGGTGGTGGATTTAATGGTTCAGCATTAGTAATTGATGGTCAAAATGCAGGAACTAATACAACCTATGAACTTCAAGGTGGTGGAACTGATAGTTCAACATTCCCAGGTGGTACAGGTACCATAAAATTAAATACTGGTGGTGCTACACAAGATACTGTTACAGTAACTGCTGGAGATAATATTAGAATTGATAATACTGGTACTAGTGGATTTGAAATTCATGCAGCTGAAGTTGGTTCAGGTGCATTTAAATTTAAAAATACTGGAACAGGAACTGGAACGGGTACATCTAATAAGGCAGTATTTCAATTATATACTACAAGTAATACGAGTGGCGATGCTGACCAAAGGATTACAATAACACCAGGATCTGGAATTAAGTTTAGTGGTCAAGGTACTCAAACATTAACAATTGAAGGAGAAGCTCAATCTGCTGGTACTATTAATGTATCTGCTCCAACGACTCAATCAGGACCATTATTATTTGTTACTGCAACTGGAGATGATAAAACTGTTTATGGTGATACTGCATTAACTTGGAATGCTAGTACAGACACTCTTAATATTGGAGCTAATGCTAGTGATAAGGTAGCAATAAATGCTGATGTTAGTACTCACATTTATCCTTCACAAAATGAAGCATTTGATATTGGTGAAAGTTCTACTAATCGATGGAGAAAGTTATATGTAAAGGAAATAGCAGCTGATATTATTGGAGGAACATTTGCTATTAATACAAATGATGAAGAAGTTTTATTTACAGATGTATCTGGTTCTAATAAAGTAGTTGCTGGTTCTAGTAAATTTAAGTTTGATGGAAATCAACTTGAAATAAGTAATACTGGTAACACTAATTTTATACATCTTACACATGATGCTGGTTTAGAGATATGTAGATCTACTTATGCTGGTACTGGTTCTCCTGGTGGTGCATTTATTGATTTTAAGGATAATCCTTCTATTGATGATTATGATTGCCGTATTCAACAGATAACATCAGCAGCTGGTGGTGATGCCAATGCCAATCTTCCTGGTGGATTGCAATTTTATTCTGGGCTTAATAAACCTAAGGCAGTAATAACCACTGAAGGTGTTTTTGGAATTTCTGGTTCTTGGGATGTATCAAATAATATATCTGGTTTTTGTCCAGGTCATCCACCATTAACTTCCCAACCTAGAAACTGGGATGGTACCCCTTACATATTAGATGTAAATGGTAAGGCATTCTTCCGTGCTGAAAAGACTACTGGTTGGGAAGGAGGACATATACATCTTCAGGGTATGTATGATGGAGCAGATAGAGGATGGTCAATTGATTCTTATTCTGGACCTGTTAGTGTAGGAGATAGAAGAAGAATTAGAATTCTTTCTGAATTTTCTATAGCAAGTTCAGGAAGAGCAGATCAATTATTCTGCATGAATCGTAATGGTGCAGTTGCTTGGGGTAATAGTAATAGTGGTCAAACTTGGCCAGCTGCTGATGCTAATGGTGCAGAAGATTATGGTGCTACTGGTGCAGTACTAGTCAGTATGGGATATGGTGCACCACCTAGATGGTCTACTTCTAGTAATAGTTCTGGTGGTGGTGCCAGTATTGAATTTTCATCACCTCTAAAACTTGCACGAGACAATGCGACTGGTGAAGGTGGTGGAATACTGCTTGCAAAGTCTAATTCATCAACATTTTCTGCTGCTTGGGAAATTGATGCTAATGGTACTTCAAGTACTCCTGATTTTAGAGTTGTTGATTCTAGTGCAGCACAAGTAAGATTTGGTATCAATTCAGTGGGAGCTCTCTCAATTGGACAATGGGGTAACTATGGACTAACTGGTCAAGTTATAATGTCACGTGGTAGTAGTAATAGGGTTGAATATTCACATAGACCAACAACCAGTAACTGGTGGGATACAAGTAAAGAATCAGTACCTGTAATAGATCAGTCTGGTGTAATGGAGATTGGTAAGTATATTGATTTTCATACTAGTAGAACTTCTGGTAGTGATTATAATGCTCGTATAGAGAATACTGGCGATTTAGTTTTGACTGTGAGGAATTATATACAAAATTATTCTGATAGTAGAATAAAAGATAATTTAGTTGTTATTGGTTCTTCTTTAGATAAAGTTGGAATAATTACTGGATATACTTATAATTATAATAATACTGGTGAAGAATCTCCATCTCGTACTGGTGGTGTGATTGCACAAGATGTTGAGAAAATTCTTCCTGAGTTAGTTAAGGAAACTAGTGATGGAATAAAAGCTCTTAATTATAATGGTATCACTGCATTATTGGTGGAAGCAGTAAAAGAACTTAAAGCAAAAAATACTGCTCTCGAAGCAAGAATTGCTGCACTTGAATCCTCTTGACATATAAGATCTCGTATGGTATAATACCAAAAAGTATGAGTGTGTCCTAATGGATGATGATACAGTATTGGGAATTATAATCGATTTATGTTCTCGTAAATTCTTATTATTGAGTGAAGAAGGACAGGAAAAAGAAGTGACATGTGAAGATCCAGATCAGTTTATGAGAGTCTTAAAAGTGTGTACTGATAGGTTGGATGAAGATCAAATTCAGTACGCAGATTTATCAACAAGAGAGGTGTAAGAAATAACTTACTTTTTCGGTGACTAAATAGAAACATAGAAATATTTTGGCCGATATAAGAAGATGCCTCTTAATAGATTAGAGAATTTTATCAAGAACATTGAAGGAAGGATACTTTATGTTAATCCGAATGATCTTGACTCAACCGACAGTATAAGTAATGATGGTAATTCATTAGCACAACCCTTTAAGACGATTCAGAGGGCACTGATAGAAGCAGCACGATTCTCTTATGTTGGTGGAGATAATAATGATTATATTGAAAGAACTACGATATTAATTTATCCTGGTGAACATACGATAGATAATAGACCAGGATATGGAATTAGGGATGCTGGTACTAATAGTGCAACTGCAGTTGCTCCTGATGGTGATACATCTGCTGCTGGTGAAGCACAGACTGAATTTGGATTAACTCTTACATCTAATTTTGATTTAACGCAAAAAGATAATATACTTTATAAGTTTAATAGTGTAAATGGGGGAGTTGTAGTACCTAGAGGAACTTCCATCGTTGGACTAGATTTAAGAAAGACTAAGATACGTCCAAAATATGTACCAAATCCATTAGCATCTGAAAAAGCAGCACCTAGAAGTTCTATTTTTAGGGTTACTGGTGCATGTTATTTCTGGCAATTCTCTATTTTTGATGGTTCTGGATCAGTTTATACTAATCGTACAGATTTTAATGATGTAGCAGCTCCTACATTTTCTCACCACAAATTAACTTGTTTTGAATATGCTGATGGTGTTAATACACAAGAAGGATATGATAGTACTGATCTTGACATGTACTATTATAAATTATCTAATGCTTTTAATGCACAAGCACCTGATAAATCAATTCCAGCTAGTGATAAGTATCCTAGAAGCAAATCTGGTTTTTCACCAAGGCGACCTGAATTTGAAATTGTTGGTGCATTTTTAAATGACCCTGTTAAAATTTCAGATTTTATATGTGGTGATGGAACAACTTTAAGTAATGTATGTACAGTTACTACTAATATAGATCATAAATTAAATTTAGGAACACCCATAAGAATTAAGGGAATTGTTTCTAGTACTAAGGGTGATGAAATAGCATATAATACTACTGCAATAGTTACTGCTGTTTTAAATTCTACTCAGTTTACATATGTTATAACAGGAGATAGAACTGGTTTACTTGGTAGTGTTGCGAATGGATTGAATGTTGCTAATGCAACTGTAACTGTTGAAACTGATAATGTTGATGGTGCATCACCATATATCTTTAACTGTTCATTAAGATCAGTTTATGGTATGAATGGAATGTGGGCTGATGGTAGTAAAGCAACTGGTTTCCGTTCAATGGTTGTTGCTCAGTTCACTGGTATTTCATTACAAAAAGATGATAGAGCATTTGTAAAATATAATAAAGAAACAAGAGAATATAATGGTCTTCCTATTGAGACTCCATTAACTCAAGATATATTATCATCAGGATCATCTGCTGCAGCTACATCAGATGTATATCATTTAGATTCTGATGCAATTTATAGATCTGGATGGGAAACTTGTCATATTAGAATGAGTAACAATGCAATTATGCAGATTGTATCTGTGTTTGCTATTGGATATAATAGACATTTTAGTACAGAATCTGGTGGTGATGCATCTATAACCAATGCTAATTCCAACTTTGGTCAGATATCATTAAACTCTGATGGATTTAGAAGAGAGGCTTTTGCAAAGGATAATACTGCATATATCACTAATATAATTACTCCAAAATCTATATCAATAGTAGAAAATGAGGTAGATTGGTTTAAAGTTGATAATATTAAGACTAAAAATGTAGGTGTATCTAGTCATCTTTATCTTGAAGGATTTACAAATCAATCTGATGTTCCACCAACCCTTGTTGGAGGATATCGTGTTGGTGCAAAAGTAGGTGATATACTATATGTTCCCATAGGTGCTTGGAAAGAACGTAAAGACCTTGCTGATCAAGGTGTTAAGCAAGCAGCCATACAGATGGTTGATGGACTTAAACAAGAATTTGTGAGAGATGGTGTTTCAATAGGTAATACCGTTTCTTATGGAACAAATTCAAGTGTTAAGACTTATAAAGTAACTTCTGGACCTACTAATAATGTATTAACCATAGGTACTCATGCATTACAAAATGGTGAATCAATAAGAATCTTTAGTGATTCTGCTGATTTACCTGAAAATATTGATCCTCATCAACTTTATTATACAATTACAATACCTGCTGAACCAACTAAGATTAAATTGGCATCTTCATTTACTGATGCTCAGAATAATGAAGAAATAACAATTTATAAGGGATCTAAATTATCTATTGAAAGTAGAGTACATGATAAAGAATCTGGAGATTTAGGATCACCAATTCAATGGGATGAAGATAATAAACAATGGTATATTCATGTTAATAATACAGATAGTTCAGTAACAACCACTAATCCTATATTTGATGCAATTGCTGCTGCAGGAGATAGTAGTAAAATATTATTACCTGATGAATATAATGCTTCTTATATAAAAAGAAATCAAGATAGTAGATCATTAGATGATAAAATATATAAACTTCGTGTTGTAGTTCCAAAAGAAGTACAAGATGGAAAGAATCCAGAAGAAAGTTTTATACTTCAAGAATCTAGTAGTACTGGTGCTAGATCAAATAATGATTTTAGTCTTACTGGAATAGGAACTGATGATTTTGCATATAAGAGAAATCCAAGATTTATTGGTACTTGTTCAGTAGTAGGTAGTGAGTTAGTAACAGTAGTAACAGATCTTCCACATAATTTAAAACTTAATGAAGAAGTTGTTATTAAAAATGTAAAGAGTACAACTAATACTACGGGTATTGGTAATTCTGGATATAATGGTATATTTGCTGTCACAGATATTCCAGATACAAAATCCTTTAAATATAAAACTACAGATATTAAAGGCGATTTCCATAATGTAGGTACATTCTCTAATGATGTAACAGTTAGAAATACTGATCTTCCAAGATTTGAAAGAAGTGATTTATTATCTAATTATTATGTTTATAGGAATGAAACTATAAGTCCTTATATTGAGAATCAACAGGATGGTATATACCATTTATTTGTATTAAATGCTAGTAATCAAGTATCTAATCAATTTACTGATCTTAATTATAGTCAGAATGTAGTTGATCTTTATCCACAATTAGATAGGGATAATAATACTGATAATCCTTCTGCATCTACATCAAAAGCAGTAAATAGTCCATTAGGAGATGTCGTTACAAACTATCTAAAAGATAGTTTAACCAGAGAGACTCTTGATAAATTTGTTAAAGATTTTACTGTTACTCCAACAATTAGTGGAGTAAGTGATAGTGGAACTTCTGCTACTCTTACCTTTACCAAGGAAACATATCATAATTATTCAGGTATTGCAACAGGATCTATTAGTGTAGCAGGTGCTGATTATAGTAATGGAACCCATCAGAACGTAAAATTATTAGGAGGTAGTTCTGACCCAACTCCTGAAGTAAGTACTTGGTTTGGTGCTACTGCAACAGTTGTTGTTACTGGTGGTGCAGTATCTTCTGTAAGTATAACTGATTCTGGTGGTGGTTATTCTGCTGCTAGTTTATTCTTTGATAGAACTGCAATTGGAGCAGGTAGTGGAGCTGATGCAAGATATACTATTACTGCTGATGGAATTTCAAGTAATGTTGGAGATACAGTTCAGGTAACTGGTATAGGAACAGAACCTGATGGGTATTATAGAATTACATCGATCCCTAATAATACACAAATATCTATTGCAAAAACTGCTGGAGATCACACACCAATTATAGGTCAGTATGTATATAATACTGGTCCATCAGTAGTGGCAGTATCAGATGCTCCTGATTATAATTCTGCAACTGGAATTACACAATTTACTACAAGTCCAAACACTGGTATTGGGCAAACTGTTGCTCCTCATGGATTATCTGCTGGAAGTAAATTTAGAGTAGTAGATAAGACTAATAATAATAATCTTGGAGATTTTACTGTTGATAAGTTAGGTAGTGTAGCTGATGCAACAGATCCAACTGGGTTTAGTGCAAAAACAGTTGTTCAATTAGGTACAACTGATCCTTATCAAGTTTACATTTTAAGACATGGAATGTCTGCTAATGATGCAAATTCTGATAATGTTTCTGAGAGTTTAGGAGCAAGAGGAACAGTAATTTATGACAATGAATCTTTAATTCTTAAAAATGATAATCAAAATATTGCAGGTGGAAAAAAAGGTCTTGATGGAAGCTCTCAGATAAGAGTTGAATTACCAAGTGCAACTGGAATTGGAACTGTAAGTATATTCCCCTTAGGATCTTATATACAGATCGGTGATGAGATAATGAGAATTACTACAAATTCCTTATCAGGTTCTGCTAAGGATGAAATGTCTGTAATTCGTGGTGCTTTAGGATCCAAGAAGAGACAACATCGTACTAATTCACTAATTAGAAAGATTAAACCACTTGCTATTGAATTCCATAGACCTTCTATTGCACGTGCATCAGGACATACTTTTGAATACGTTGGGTTTGGTCCAGGTAACTATTCAACTGGTCTTCCACAAGTTCAGGTTAAATCTTTAACTGAAAGAGAAGAATTCTTATCACAATCGCAAGAAAGATCTGGTGGTACTGTTATGTACACTGGTATGAATAATAGAGGTGACTTCTTTATTGGTAATAAGAAGATTAATTCTGCAACAGGACAAGAGAGAACATTTGATGCTCCAATACCAACTACAACTGGTGAAGATCCTGCACGTTTAAGTGTCATCTTTGATGAGGTAATTTGTAAGGAAAGAATTCTGGTTGAAGGTGGTACATCTAAAAGGATATTATCTCAATTTGATGGTCCTGTTCAGATCGCATCTCTAAAGGTTACTGGTGAAAGTATTTTTGATGGTGCGGTTACCTTTAATGGTAAAGTGAATTTTGCTGGTGATGATGAGATTGCTAAAATCCAAGGTGCTCTTGTAATTGATGATATTAAATTACAAGATGAAGTAAATCTTTGGATAGGTGATGGTAGTAATTCTGCATCCAATATAGTAGGTGATGTTCAAATATACCATGAACCAGATGATAATAACACTTATATAAATCACTTATCTTCTACACCTGGTCATATACAATTCAAACATAGTGGTGCTAGTAGACTACAAGTTAATTCTTCTGGTCTAGTTTTAAGTGGTGTTACAACAACTGGTATTTTGACTTCTAGTGGTCAGATTACTGGTAAAGATGGTATTTACATTCCTGACAGTAAATACCTTTCGTTCGGTAATTTTGATAATGATGGGTCATCATATAACCCTGATTTCCAAATTCACCATAGACCAACTGATGGAACTACTATTTTTGAAAGTCGCAATGCTTCTGGTCATTTATATTTAATGAGTAAAAATAGGGTTGAAATAACTGACGAAACTTCTGCTAATGTAGGATTTAGATTTAATAATAGTGGAACTAATAATGAAGTAGAATTATTCTATAATAGTAGTTCAAATTCAACTGCAAAATTAAAGACTATTGCAGATGGTGTTCAAATAAATGGTCAATTGAAAGTAACTGATGATATTACTGCTTTTTATGTTGCATCAGATCAAGACTTAAAGGATAATATTACACCTATTGAAGATCCTCTTGCTAAGGTTCTTTCAATTAGTGGTAATACATTTACTTGGAAGGAAGGAAATTCTAATCAAGGTGAAGATACTGGTGTAGTAGCACAAGAAATTGAAGCACTTGGATTACCTGGAATAGTCAAAGATCAAGAGTCTGGACATAAATCTGTTCAATATCATAAGTTGATTCCACTTTTAATTGAGGCAATCAAGGAACTTAAGTCTGAGGTTGATGAACTAAAAAAAGGTAAGTAAATATGACATTACAAGCATCAGGTCCAATAAAATACACTGAAATTAGAGAGGAATTTGGTGATCCTTTATCAACAGATACAACCAATTCTTATAGTGTAGGTTGGACATATTGGACTCCACCAGCCCCATGGGTTAAATCATCTGATGGTGTTGCTGGATGGTATAATTCGGGAGATCCAGCTGCTTGGTCTCAATTTATGATAGATCATGCTGTCTATCCTTCTAATACAGATCCTTTAGTTGGTACTCATCAAGCTATATGGAGGATAGGTGGAGAGGGTATGAGTCTTTTACCTGCAGATACTTATACACTAGAATGTCAATCTGATAATAGTGCTACTTTTACTTGGGATGAAACTTTTTTAGGGGAAACATCAGATCTAACTACACCTGATGGTATTAATTACTCTAGTCATAATACATATACTACATTTACTTTTAATACTACTACTGAAACTTATCATTATTTGACTGCCAATGTAACTAATGATATATATGACACACCTGAAATAGGAGTTACTTTTGATGAAAATGGTAATTTAGTTACTGGTGCTGGTAGTACTAATACACTTATTAGAATTTCTATCGGGTGGGATGATCAAAGAGGTGGATCTCATGGATTTTCATTCGACCATTATAAACTACCAGGCTTGACAGACCTGCAAACAGGACAACCCCTTGAATTTAGCATAAGAAATGCGGGTAATAATCCACAGTCATATGGTGCAAGGACTGCATTAGTGGAAGTACAACCTAATACTACATATACTGCTGATATTAAGAGAGGTACTTATACGGAAGATACTTATGATGATGATGGTAATCTTATTAGTAGTGAAACAAAGGATGTTGATACTGCTTATTGGAGACATAATAATAATCAAAGATTATGTATTCCAGATCAAGATGGTACTGATGCTAATGCACAAGTATGGGTCTCTACACTGAATAATGTATTTGTACCAACTCCAACTGATGGACATAGCTCTGAGGATAGGGAGATCGCAGAGATAGTTAATAGAGACAGAATACAGACACGAGATTGGCCAGCTGTAGGTTATTATCCAGAGTACGACTTTGGTAGTAGAAGTGATGGTGTAGATCCATATTCTGGAAGTAATTTTGTACCATATGATCCAGCTACAGGTCTTGGGGGTTATTTAGATAATGATGGTCCTCAAGGATTATATCCTCTGGAAGTAGATGCAGAAGGAAAACCAACTGGTAATTTAGATGCAAATGGATACCCACTTAGAGTTCAGATTCGTGGAATGGTTCAAGCAGAAGTCATGGGTAAAACTATGACTGCAGATTTTGTTAGTGCTTGGAATAATAATGGTATACCTACTCAGGCACCTGGTAATCCTAATGATTGGAATATAAATCCTGCTGGTGTGGCATGGGAGTTAAAAAATTCTAGTGGAACAGTAATTCGTAGATCAAGTGATTCATTTAATTATACTTACCCTTCTCCTAATTGGGGTACATTACTACAAACTTATTCTGTTTATGCATCTAATATTGGTTCATTAGTTGATCAATGGCATGAGGCTAATTACTTATTTACTACCAATAGTAGTAGTACCTATACTATAGAAGCAAGTGCAGATAGTAAATTCCAAATACTTCTTGTAGACAACGATACAAAAAATTCTGTTGATGTATTATCATCTGAAAATAATGAGAGTTGTAATACTGGTTCATGTCCTATTAGTAATGCATTAGTAATTACTCCAAATTCAACACATAGATTAAAAGTACGAGTATATAATGCTTCATCAACAAGTGTACCTACTAATTCTTGGTTATATAATCCAGGTGGCATTGCTTTTACAATTAAAGATAGTTCTGGAACTATACTTAAAACTTCAAGAGATACTGGGAATCAAGGTTCTCTTGTAAGTATTGGTGATGGTAGTTCTAGATTTGGAAATTATAGAGTTAGTGAATCCTTCGGATCATTGGAAGAAGTTCCATTAGATACTGATGCTGGTGTTGATTTGAATTTAGATATACCTAAAAGTGGACCAATTAAATTTAGTAATTTTTATAATGCTAGATTAAATATGGCAGTTGATTATTATAATGGGGGTACTGAATATAGACCAGACACTGGTAGAACAAGATATAATGATCCTACTAAAGTAAGAGTTATTGGTGGATTTAAAGCAAAACCTACTGATCCCACAGGCAAAAAGGTAATACTTCATATCAATAAATTAATTGGTGTTGATGAAGATACTAAGGTAGGTGATTATAGTGGACAAAGTTCTAAATGTGCATTTAGAAGTGGTAGTAATTGGGGTGGATCATCAACTAAAATAAGAATAGATGTTGGTAGTAGTGGACAAGTTATAGGTGCTGGTGGTAATGGTGGTTCTACTCCTGAGGGTTCTGATAGTTCAAGTTCACCTGGAAATCCTGGTGTATCAGGAACAGGTGCTCTTGGTGTAGAGCATGAAGGAACTGTTATAAATGTAAGAACTGGTGGAGTTGTAAAAGCTGGTTGTGGTGGTGGAGGTGGTGGTGGTAACCACGGAACCGATCAAGGATTTAGTGGTGAAAATGCTACTGGTGGCGGCGGTGGAGGTGGTGCTGGATTACCTCCTGGAGCAGGTGGTATAGCAGGTGAAGGACATGAAGGTGATGGTGGAGATGGTAGTAATGGTACTATTTCTGCTGGTGGTGCTGGTGGTTCTGGTTCTGATTCAGGTGGTGATGATAGTGGTCCAGATGAAACAGGTGTAGGTGGATTTGGTGGTGAATATTCAATAAATCATACTAATGGTTTAACTGCTGGTCAAACTGGCGAACAAACAGGTGAAAGTGGTGCTGGTGGTGCTGGTGGTGCTAGTGGTGGAGCAATTCGTAAAACTACAGGTACAACATGGACCTATGGTGATGAACATGTTACTGATAATGTTTTTGGAACTGGAAAAGGAGGAGCAGCAGAATCACCTATTGGAGTGGAATAAATAAAACTAGTTGATATAATACTATGGCTAGTGAATCTGATTTAATACGACGTTATGAGGGTGCATTTTCAAAAGAAGATTGTGAAGAAATAATAGAACATATTAAATTTTTTGAAAATCATAATATATTAAATTATAATAAAAGTAGTCTTGATAAAGAAGATCATGAGACTTTAAATGTTACTGGATCATACAATGTAGATACTCCTACATGTTCTAGGATAGCTTCTTCAATTATTCCAAAATTTAAACCATGTATAGATGAATATTTGGAAACTTTTAGTGTTCTTGGAAGATGTAATTTTTTAGTATATGATTGTAAGATAAAAAAGATTTCAGAAGGTGGTGGATTTCATAATTGGCATTTTGAAAATAGTCAATTACAATATGGACAAAGGCATCTTGTTCTTCAATTATATTTGAATGATGAATTTGATGGTGGAGAGACTGAATTTTTATATCAACACCGAAGAGAAAAAGCAGAGACAGGAGATGTATTAATATTTCCCTGTTCCTTTACTCATACACACAGAGGAAATCCACCACTTGGAGGTACAAAGTATCTTGCTACCTCATGGGCATGGATGCAACAGAGTAATGAAGGTGGTTATTAAAACATTGATAAATAACTAAAAAATAAACCATATAAGATGGCGAATATCAGAAAGAGTTTTAATTTTCGTGAAGGCGTTAAGGTTGATGACAGCGTTTTAGTTGTTGTTGGAGATCGAGTTGGTATAGGTACTACCGCACCTGTAGATGTCTTAGATATAAAAGGTGATGTATCAATATCCAATGGTATTATTGCTGAGAGAGTAAAAATAACTGGTATTTCAACATTTATGGGGAATGTTGGAATAGGAACGACAAATATAACTGGTGCTGCATCAACTACTAATACAACAATATTAAATGCTGGTATTGTAACTGCTATATCTTATTATGGTGATGCATCTACATTAAGTAATTTACCCACATCTCCATTTTCTAATGCTACTTATGGTAAGTATGTATTATCATCTAATATTGGTATAGGGTCTACAAATCCTGTTTATGACTTACAAGTTGGTAATGATCCAGCTAGTGGTAATGGAGTTGGAATAGATTCTTTATCAGGTAATATTAGAACTAGTGGAATTATAACTGCAACTACTTTTAGTGGTGATGTAATTGGTAATTTAACAGGTCAGGTTAATTATGCTCTCGTAGCTGCTGCAGCAACAACTGCTGGATATGCTAGTACTGCTGGAATCTCGACCACTTCTCAAGGTTTAACTGGAACTCCTGATATAAGTGTTACTGGAATTGCTGGTACGAGTGCAACATTTACTGGTGTTGTAACTGCTACGAGTTTTGTTGGTAACTTAACTGGAACAGCAACAACTGCAAGTGTTGCCTTAGCATTGTCTCAAGATGCATCTTATACTGCTAGTAATATTATAGGTGGTATTGGATCTTTTGGTTCGGTTGGTATTGGAACTACAAATCCTGCAACTGATATTCAAATAGTTAATCCAAATAATGCAGTTATTACATTAGGTAGAGCAAATTCTACTACTGGTAATAATGGAGCAATAGGATTTGGTAAAGTATCTGGTAGTTTCCCATATAGTGATGCAAACTCTTTGGATATACTTAATTATGGTATTGGTAATATTAATTTCTACTTAGAAGCAGGTACTCCTGGTATAACTACTGGTAATTTCTATTGGCATAGAAGAGGAAATTATAGTCGTTTAATGACCTTAACTAATGCAGGTCAATTAAGTATTGGAGGAACTCAACCAACAACTACATTACAAGTAGTAGGAACTTCTACAGTAACAAATAAAGCATATTTTGGTAATGATGTTGAAGTTGCAGGAGATGTTACTACTCAAGGATTATCAGCAACTTCATTAAGTATTTCACAATTAACTGCAAATCTAGTTGGAAATGTTAATGCTGCGTCTGGTCTTTCTACATTTACTAATGTAAAGGTAACAAGTAGATTAGGAATTAATACTGAAGCTTCTAATGTAGGTCTTTATATTAATACTAAAGGATCAACAGTTTTTGCTGATAGTTCTGGATACATTGGTATTAAAACTGATGCTACTTATTTTGAAGGAATCAACGCATATAATACACAAGCTATAATTAGTGCAGTTGGTATTGGAACTACACTCCCAAGATCAGTAGCTGACTTTGCTGATGCAGGTGCAACTGGTATTGTTACTACAAATAGATTTTTAATACCACCAAGTATCACATCTACTGAAAGAACTGCTATTGCATCTGTTCAAGATGGTGCATTAATATACAATGAAACGAGTGATAGATTAGAAGTATATCCAAATTCTACAATAGGATGGGTTGGAATCTCGACAGGTTCTAGTGGTGGAGGTGCTTCTGCACTTAATGATTTAACTGATGTTAATGCAGGATCACCAACAGATAATCAAGCATTAAGTTGGGATAGTTCAACATCTAAATGGATACCTCAAACTGTTGTTACTGATGATTCAAGAACAACAAAAGCAGGAACTACTGGTAGTATTGCAAAAGATGCTTCTGCTGATTTAAGTATTACAGGATTCAAATCATATGCACTATTAAAGGTTGCTATTAGTGCCCCTGCATGGGTAGTTTTATATACAAATGATACTACGAGAACTGCTGATGATGGTAGAGCAGAAGGAACAGATCCGACTCCTGGTTCAGGTGTAATTGCAGAAGTTCTTACAACAACAGCAGGTGCAAGCACATTTGTAATGTCTCCTGGTGTGATTGGATGGAATGATGATGGATCTCCATCAACTACAATTTATGCAAAAGTTAAGAATAAGCGATCATCTTCTGGTAGTAATGCAATTACAGTAACATTAACAGTTCTTAAATTGGAGAGTTAAATGGCAGCAACTAAGGAGTATATTGTTACTCTCAAAAATCATAACGATCTCGATGATTTTTATACACAGATGGAAGGATCTAGTGCTGAAAATGAAGATATTCCATCTCGACCATGTAATTGTTGTTGTAGAAGAACAATTAGTAGGAATACTCATTATGATCTGACAGAGGCAGAAGCACTAGAATTATCAAAAGATTCTAGGGTATTGGCAGTTGAAGAACCACCACATAAACTAGGTATAGAACCTGTTCCTTTTTGGGATCAAACTGCTGATTTCCAAAAAAGTAGTTCTTCAATTTCATCCACAGATAAAAATTGGGGTCTTTTTAGGACTATAAATGGTGCTAGTGTTGCAAATTGGGGTAATGATAATACATCTTCTCATAATGCAACAATTAAGACTACGAGTTCTGGTAAGAATGTTGATGTTGTAATTGTTGATAGGCATATTACTCCAAATCATCCTGAATTTGCGGTAAATGCAGATGGAACAGGAGGAAGTAGATTTGTAAATTTTAATTGGTTTCAATATAGTTCTGCATTAGGATATAGTAGTAATGCAACTTATGATTATTCTGCTGGAACAAGTTCTCATGGTACTCATGTTGCTGGAACTGTAGCTGGAAATACACAAGGATGGGCGAGAGATGCTAATATCTATAATATGGAATTTTCGAGTAGTGCTGGTGGTGGTAATGGAGTAAGTACGTGGACAAATATGTTATGGGATTATTTGAGACATTTTCATAAAAATAAAGATATAAACCCTGCAACTGGTAGAAGAAATCCTACAATTACAAATCATAGTTGGGGATATAATCAAGGTACTTATAATATTAGTAATGTTAACAGTGTAACTTATAGAGGAACAACTACCTCTGTAACTGGATCAACTTCTGAAAGACAAGCAATTTTAGAGGCAAATGGATGTCCTTGTTTATATGGAGTTTATCTTTATAGAACACCAGTTAGAGTAGCGTCGGTTGATGCTGACGTTGCAGATGCTATTGCAGATGGTGTTGTGGTTATAAGTGCTGCTGGTAATTCTTATTGGCCAATGGATATTTCTAGTGGACAAGATTATAATAATTATTTTACTACTACTGGTAATAAATATCATACAAGAGGATCAACACCTGCTGCTGCTACTGGTGTAATATGTGTTGGATCTGTGGGCAATAAAGTTGCTGAATATAAGTCAGGTTTTAGTAATTTTGATGAAAGAACTGATGTATGGTCTGCTGGTTCTAACATTATATCTGCTATGGGAACAGCACAAGATCCTTATGCAACTCCTTATTCTCCTAATGCTACTGATCCTAGAGATAGTAATTATAGAATTGCATCAATTAGTGGAACAAGTATGGCAAGTCCACAGGTTACAGGTTATATTGCATGTTTAGCAGAGCAAGAACCAAATTTAAGAAATGCAGATGTTTTACAACATCTCGTAGAAAATTCTAAAGCAAATGTAGCAGATGCAGGTGCATCAAATCCTGTTCAATCCCCTTATGAGAGTTTGGCTAATTCTCCTAACAGATGGTTATTCTATGTAAAGAAACGACCTGAGAGTGGGGTTGCTTATCCATCTATTACCCAGAATAATCGCAATCCTACTATTAATGGAGTTAAATATCCTAGAAGTTCTTCATTGGTAACAAAAACTTCTTAAAATATGAAATCTTATAACTATGTTTGTAGTGGTTTAAGGCAAAGATTATAATTCTTTAAGACAACCAGTGGCGAAAGTGTCACAAGACCTCATACAGGGGTCTTTTTTATGCTATAATATATTCAGTTGAAATTCATTAATGCCTTTACGTCCACACCAAATTGATGCTCTGGATGCAATGGCAAACAATCCAAAGGGTCAAGTAATTGTGCCTACTGGCGGTGGTAAGACCATGTGTATGATAGAGGATGCTAAAACAGTATTCCGTACACAAGAGGTTGCAACCATTGTCGTAGTCGCTCCACGCATCCTGTTAGCAGAGCAACTATGTTCTGAGTTCTTGGAAACAGGAGAGTTCAACGATGTTAGAGTTATGCATGTTCACAGTGGTGAGACAGAGCATTACTCTTCAACCAAAGTTAATGACATTAGATACCATAACTTCCTATGCTATGAGTCTAATCAGTTAATCTTTACAACATACCATTCATTACATAGAATACAAGAGAGTGATATTGTAGTTGATGTAGTTTACTTTGATGAAGCACACAACAGTGTTCAGAGAAACTTCATTGGTCCCGTAGAACACTTCTCAATGGATGCTGATCGTTCATACTTCTTTACTGCTACACCAAAGCACAGTCTTACACCATTTAAGGCAGGTATGAATGATAGTGATATATTCGGTAATGTAATCTGTCAGGTTCCAGCACCTAAGTTGGTAGAGCAAGGTTACATTCTACCACCAAAAGTAGAAGTATATGAATCAAGATTGTTAGACAAGCATGAGTTGGTTGCTGATAAAGATTGTGAGCAGATGATTGATTCTATTGATAACTTAGAGAAAGACAAGGTTCTTATCTGTGCTAAGTCAACTAAGCAGATTACAAACCTAGTATCTCAAACTGACTTCTGTGTTCAGTTGAGAGAACGTGGTTATAATTGGATGTATATTACTGCTAAGACTGGTGCTGTTATCAATGGTAAGAAAGTTAAGAGAGACAAGTTCTTTGAGGTATTAAATACATGGGGCAAGGATGATTATACTAAGTTTGTAGTTCTACATCACAGCATCCTATCTGAGGGTATCAATGTAAATGGTCTTGAGGCAGTTCTATTCTTGCGTTCTATGGATTACATTGGTATTAGTCAAACAATCGGTAGAGTGATCCGCAAGGGGGCAACTGATAAGGCATACGGTTTAGTTTGCGTTCCAGTTTATTCTAAGGTCGGTATCTCTACTGCACGTAAAGTAGAAGCAGTTGTTGATACTATCTTCAACAAAGGTGAGGCAGCAACATCGGTGGTTACAAAATGACAACAGTTACATTAGTTACAGGTGGATTTGATCCCTTACATAGTGGTCATATTGCTTACTTTAAAGCAGCAAGAGAGTTTGGACATTCATTATGTGTGGGTGTGAACTCTGACGATTGGTTAACCAGAAAGAAGGGTAAACCTTTTATGGATGTTGGTGAAAGGATGAGTATCATTAAAGAACTTAAATGTGTAGACCTTGCCATTGAGTTCATTGATAAGGATGATAGTGCCTGTGATGCTATTAGCATTGCTTTACAAGTATATGATAATGTACTATTCTGTAATGGTGGTGATAGAGGTAGTGTGAATACTCCTGAATATGAGAGATATAAAGATGATAAGAGAGTTGAGTTTAAGTTTGGTGTTGGTGGTGAGGATAAGAAGAATAGTAGTTCATGGATATTAGAGAGGTGGAAAGCATGAGAGATACAATTCTATTCGGTGATTGTAGAAACACCCTTAAACAATTTGATGAGAAAGCGAGGATGTGTGTTACATCTCCACCATACTACGGTCTAAGAGACTATGGTGGAGAAGATTCACAGATAGGACAGGAACAAACTCCAGAGGAGTTTATTAAACAATTAGTAAACGTATTCAAAGAGGTAAAAAATGTGCTCACAGATGATGGAACTTGTTGGGTTAATATTGGGGATAGTTACTATAACTACAGGCCAGGTAGAGGACAAGGATTGGTTAAACAAACAGTCTCAAATACTAAACAAGACTTACCAGATATGTGTCCTCGTAGAGGGAACAAACTTGAAGGATTAAAAGAGAAGGATCTTATTGGTATTCCTTGGATGTTTGCATTTGCAATGCGAGCAGATGGTTGGTATCTAAGACAGGATATTATATGGCATAAACCTAATCCAATGCCTGAGAGTGTGAGAGATAGATGCACTAAGTCACATGAGTATATCTTCTTGTTCAGTAAGAATAAAAAATACTTCTATGATAATGAAGCAATCAAGGAACCAGCAAAGGACTGGGGAACCAGAGATAGAACTAATGGTAAGTATCATAATGAAGGAACAGGA